TGCTGGCATCGCTCGAATCGGAGCCTGTAGCGTACATTTTCAAGCATCCAGCAGGAGAATTATTTTGGTCGCTTACTGACGAAAGCAATAAAGGCCAAAACGATGTTATGCCGGTCTACACCGCCCCGCCAGCGCGGGACAACAAACAGACGGACGAACTTGTTATGTGGGTTAAGCGTTTAGCCCATTCGCTCAGAAATGCCAGACCGAATAGCAAGTTACACGATGCCGCAATGGACTATTTGAGCCGCAAAGGTTTAATCAGCGTAGAGGATGTATTGCGATGACCACGATAACCAGAGAACGCCTGCTTAAAATCCAGCAGTGGAGCGAAACATATGGCGCTGGTAGCAACGTTATGCTGCCAGCAGAAGAAGCGGAAGAACTGGCGCGTATCGCGCTGGCATCGCTGGACGCGGAGCCTGTAAGCCAAACTTACAACTTGCCAGAATTAATCGAAGGCATGGAAGTTTCCATTGATGTCAGCACTTGTGATGCTGATGCCGGGAATCGCTATTTCGGTACTGTCACCGAGGTATCAGAACTGGACACAGCAAAGAATGGCCACATCCTTCTGGTTCAGGACGCGGAACCAAATTTCGATGTGAATGGCAACTCTCCGGTGCAAAGCCCAATCGATCACGGTTATCGACCAGAGTGCGAATGCTCAGGGTGCAAGGCTACAGCCAGAATATGCGCTGAACTGAACAACGAAGAAGCAGAAATTTTTGCCGATGGTTATAACGCCGCCATGCTTAAAGTTAACAAAAACGCGTCAACTGAATTACCAAATGACGCTAATTTGTCAACCAACTCTCCGGTAATTCCGGATGGCTACGCACTTGTCCCCGTCGAACCAACGGACGAAATGATAGCTGCGGCGATGAACTGCGAAGATGTGCTGTTCAATAGCGATGAGTCATTCTGCGTACAGTTCGGGAATATCTACGAGGCCATGCTCGCAGCAGCACCAAAACCGGAGGCAAATAATGGATGAGCGTTAGCATTTATATATGCCATAACGCGAATCTGAATAATTAATTAACCGTAAATCGTTTTTAAACACCGCTCTCGCGGCGGGATTCGTACAGCCTAAATTATACAAGGTGAACAATATGAACCAGACGCTGAATAAATCCATTAAAGAGAAAATCATTGATAACGCACTGGCAAAAGCTGGTATTCCGCAACGTAAAAAAGCCCTGCGTGATGCCCGTGCAGACTGGGCGGAACGTGTAAGGCTGGCAGCAATTGGCGGCCAGGAAACAGAAGCTGAGGTATTAAAAGCCGAAAAGAAAATTGCAGCACTTATTGCGAAACTGCCCGAAGAACTGAGGACAAACTATACGTTTGTCAGATATGACAGCGATATTTATCTGAATCTGGCGGGTTCGCGTGTTCGTGCATACTTTAACGGCAATTACCGGGGCTATGAGCAGGGTGAACCAGACCCTATCCGAAAAATAGCCCCCTATGAATACACCTTACTGGCAGATGACCCACTCGTTACCGAGTTCTACAGCTTCGATGCGCTTTACAGGGAAATTAAAAGTGACGAGGCCGACATTCGCCAGAACGTCACCGCCGCACTGGATAAAGCCAGAACAGTTAAGAGACTGCTGGAACAGTGGCCTGAAGCCAAAGAACTGTTACCTGCTGAAGATGCGGTTGTTCCTCTGCCTCCTGCTATTCGCCGGGAAGCGCTGAACGAGATGATTGGGCTTCCGTCTGAGAGTTCTCAGGAGTAGGCATTAAAAAATCCCATTAATTCAACCCGCCCATTGCTGGGGATTCCTCGGCTACTGGCGGGTTTTTCCGCCTGAAATCTGATATGAAACAACAGGCTAGCTTTAGCAAAAAGTGCTATTCACCTCTTGAATGTTATTTCTAACAGGTGTACTGTATTTATATACAGTGGTTAAATGTAGAGGGAATTATGAAGATAGAACTGACGATCAATAAGTCGAAAGAACTGCCGCGCGGTGCCATACCTGCACTCGAGAAAGAGCTACTTAAAAGGCTCCAGAATCAGTATGAAAACTGCAACTTAACCATCCGTCGAGGCAGTCAGGATGGTCTGAGTATCGTCGGTGCTGCTGATGGCGATAAAAAACGTATACAGAGCATTCTGCAGGAAACGTGGGAAAGCGCTGACGACTGGTTTTATTAACATTGCGCTTAATACTGGCGCGCATTTTTCAGAATACCGCAATTTGCGTATCCCTTTGATGCTGCTGCCGACAATTTTTAACCGCGTCTGTATATCGCCGCCTGAAGGGAGAACAAAAATTGAGTAATTCAGCTTTGCAAAAGTCAGAAGATAGCTGGTATGACATTGTAAGAAGATCTGATGGCTGCGTGGTGTTTAGCTTTCCATCATCAGGCAGGCATCTTATCTATCGTGTAAATGGCATGGTATCTATGCGTCCTTTGCTGGATGACGAAGAAGTTTTTACTCCCAACGGTTTTATGCATTTTATTCGCAGTCTCGGCTACCGGGTAACACCACCTTCTGATAATATGAAATCAACGGCCTGAACAACCGTTAACCTTCTGCGCCACGGAGAACACCATGGCGCACGAATTACAACTCATCAAGCAGTCATCTGGAATCCTGATCCCCGCGACGCAGGAGACCAGCGATATTCTGCAATCAAAAATCAAACTCGGCGCCGTGCTGGTGGCTGAGTTCCGTCAGGTGAGGAATCCTGCATTCCATCGCCGCTTTTTCGCGTTGCTTAATCTCGGGTTTGAATACTGGGAACCCACCGGCGGCGCCATTTCTGCCAATGAGCGCAAACTGGTAAACGGTTATGCAAAGTTTCTCGCTGCATATGGCGGGAATGAAAGCGCATTACTGGATGCGGCTGAGCAGTATCTGGAACAGATTGCAAACCGCCGGGTAACAAACGGGATTAGCCTGTGTAAATCATTCGATGCCTACCGCGCATGGGTGACGGTTGAGGCTGGTCACTATGACGCCATCCAGCTACCTGATGGCACCCTCCGCAAACATCCCCGCAGTATTTCTTTTTCCAGTATGGATGAGGTCGAATTTCAGCAGTTGTATAAATCCGCGCTTGATGTGCTCTGGCGGTGGATTTTATCACGTACATTCCGTACTCAGCGCGAGGCCGAGAACGCCGCCGCCCAGCTCATGAGCTTCGCGGGGTGATGACGATGAAATACTCCTGGTTCCATCATCATGACTGCACAACCGAGCAGGCCGACACGCTGATATCGGATTATCAGAAGCGGGGCATAAGGACAGAAAAGAGCCTGAACCCTGACTTCATTACCTGGACTGTCAGCGCGAAATTACCTGAATATGCACGCCGGGTGCGGACGCCAAAATCCTTACGCCAAAAGGTCTGGGGGTGAGCATGGCTAAATTACCGCGCCGTAAGTGCAAAGTTTGCCGCGAATGGTTTCATCCTGCTTACAGCAACGTTGTCTGGTGTTGTCCTGAACATGGCGCTATCTACGCTCTGGAACTGCGTGCCAAAGAAAAGATTAAAGCCGCAGCCAGGCGTATCAAAGAGAAACACCAGGCGGATAAGGCCGAACGCCAGCGCCGTCAGGCTAAGCGTGAGTCGTTCAAAACTAAAGCTCAGTGGGATAAAGAGGCGCAGGCCGCCTTTAACCGTTACATCAGGATACGGGATGAAGGTAAACCCTGCATTAGCTGCGATGCGCCGCTGGTTGGTAAAAGCAACTTCCTGACCGGAAGTGCCATCGATGCAAGCCATTACCGCTCGCGCGGTGCCGCCTCACATCTCAAATTCAACGTATTCAACGTTCATTCAGCCTGCACGCGCTGCAACCGGCAGTTAAGCGGGAATGCGGTCGAATACCGAATCCGCCTCATCAGGCGTATAGGCCTCGAAAGGGTGGAGCGTCTTGAATCAGACAATGCGCCACGCCGTTTCGATATCCCGTACCTGAAACGCATCAAATCCATATTCACCCGCAAAGCCCGGGCGCTGGAGAAGCGCCGCGCACGTCGACAGGATAATGCAGCATGAAACCAGAACTGATCGACATACTCCGCATGCGCTGGTTGCGTCTCCGTATTTACCGCCGTCCGGGTTCGGTGCTGGTGGACTACCGCATCCTGCGCAATTTTGTTCGTATTTATCAGTTCACAGGATTTACTCAATGAACACTCAATACCTCCAGTATGTACGTGAACAGCTAATGGTAGCGACAGCCGATTTAAGCGGGGAGACTAAAGGGCAGCTTCTGGCCTGGCTGGAGAACGCCCAGTTCGATACGAAAAACTATCCCCGAAAAAAACAACGTATCTGGGACGAGGAAACAGAAAGCTGGATAACGTTAAATAACCCGCCAATTCCCGGCAAGCAGTCGCTGGCGAAAGGAAGCGCTATCCCGCTGGTGAAGCCTGTGGAATATTCCACTGCCTCATGGCGCCGGGCGGTTCTTTCACTCGATGAACACTACAAGGCGTGGTTGTTGTGGAATTACAGTGAGAATACCTGCTGGGAACACCAGGTCGAAATAACACTGTGGGGCTGGAGTACGTTTGCGGCGCAACTCGACGGAAAGAAGATGGCCGGTAAAACACAGGAACGACTCCGGGCATTAATCTGGCTGGCGGCACAGGATGTCAAATCTGAATTAGCCGGGCGTGAGGTTTATCAATATAAAGAGTTAGCGGGACTGGTAGGCGTTAGCGAAAAGAACTGGTCAGAAACCTTCACCAGACACTGGTTGACCATGCGTGCGGTATTTCTGCGTCTTGATCAGGCGTCTCTTTTGAGTGTATCGAAGACGCGATCGGAGCAGGTGGCTTTCAACCTATACGCCCTTAATTGACACAAACAGTTATCCGGGGCTATATTCCCAGTATGCCAGCAAAATCTGGCGTCGGGATTGGCGTCCCGGAATTTCACCGCGACAGAGACACGCCGCGAGCGTGTTTTTTATTGTCGTTTGTATACGCGCATCTGAATTATGGTGGGGCGTATGGGGGAGCCGAAAGGCTCGCCGGTCGGTGATCCGGTTACGCCAACCCTGTACGTCTCACCACCCAATCCGATTGGCGTCGGCGGTGGTGATAAACAAAACAATCACCGGAGGGCGTCATTATGACCACTCAAATCTCTGTCGAAACTCTTTCCCCGATTACCCATAACCAAATTCCCGTTATTACTACCGAACTTTTGGCGCACTTATACGGCACAAAAATCAAAAACATTTCTGATAACTTTCTGAACAACACCACGCGATTCGTTGTAGGAAAGCATTTTTTTAAAATTGAAAAAAACGAATTACGCGAGTTCAAGAACAGACCCGAAACAATCGGGTTAGTTGGTAAAAATGCCCGTTCCCTAATCCTCTGGACAGAACGCGGCGCTGCCCGCCACGCCAAGATGCTCGAAACAGATCAGGCTTGGGAGGTGTTCGAAAAACTGGAGGATTGCTATTTCAGTCAGACACTACCATCGCCAACACGCCAGGTTCAGCCTGCCGTCGACATGCTTAACATCGACCTTCTGATTAAGATCCGCGATGGTAACGTCAAAGACATTCGGCAGGTTGGTCCAGACATGTTCGTTGGAAAAGTAGAGCAGATATTGAGCGGATTACGCGATAGCGGCTGGATAGTCATTAAAAGGGATTTGCTTGCTGAGAAGCTGGCGACGTGGTGATTGCAAAACTGGATTAAAACGGCTATATTTTATGTAAATCTGATATCGTCGCCATAGCTTCAATCGTCGACCAAACAAATTCAAGCCCGAGGTTAACGCCTTGGGCTTTTGCATTTCTGGGGGGAATACATGAAAATTTACGCATGCCACTTTCACCCTAATGGATTTTTCATTAGCACTGAGGCTCAGCATGATTTCTGGTTTTTCCTTGGTCCACTAATTGGATGGGGGCGGTTCTCTATGATCCGCCCCGACAAAGAATTCACACCGGGCGGAGGAATTTTTCAATTATCGGAAGTGCTGCCGGCAAATTCAGAACCCCCTTCGTCAGTAATTGAAGGGTCAAATGTTTTATGGCATCTGACGGAAGCTCTCGAAGTTTTGAAATCAGTCCAGATTTTTTCTCATCAGGAAGATTTGCAACACGAATGATATCTTCCAGGGCGGTGATAGTACTGTCATGAAATTTAACTGTCTGAACATTGAGGATCGCTCCAAGCCCACCGTCATCGCGGATAAAGTCAATTCCTTTATGGGTTATTGCTGGACGGTTCACCAGGTGATATCCAACAGCGCCTTCTTGTAATCCGCTAAATATAAGCCCATGCTTTTCCAGATACAGAAGGTTTGCTGTAGTAACTTTTTTGTCGGGAAAAGACGATAACAGTTCTTCGAGTTGTTCATTTGTTAATTCTTCAGGATAGGCATCATATAAACCCTGAAGAAAGAGACGTTGCCTGGGGCGATCAAATTTATCCATTTATTCATTCTCTTGTCTGATGGGGTTATTTTTGGCGATTTAACAGTATCAGATACAGGGTATGCGCCGCCAGACGCTATCTGGCACATATTCACAGGCTGCCGTTTGGCGGCCTTTTCTGTTTCAGGCTTCACGGGAATCATCCGCTACGTGCTTTGTTGATAAATCCAGCTCGTGAAGCCTGACCTTTTCATCACACACTGCGCCATCCGAGCTATCGGGGGTGAGGCTTATGAAAATGCACAACGATCCCCATTCCTGGCAGGGCTGGCTGGAGCTGTTCCAGAGCTGGTGGCGAGGAGATACGCCGCTGGGCGCTGTTCTGATGTCGTTATTTATGGCCGGTCTGCGTATTGCCTATTTTGGCGGTAACGGTGGCTGGAAGAAAAAGACACTCGAAATCCTGCTTTGCGGCGCCCTGACGTTGACCTTCTCATCTGCGCTGGAATATTTCGGCTGGCCCAAGTCCCTGTCTGTTGCAATTGGCGGTGGTGTCGGCCTTATCGGCGTGGATGCTATCCGGGGCTTCGCAATGAAGTTTATCGGTGGGCGGTTGGGAGGTTCTGACAATGAGAATCAGTGAAAAGGGTGTTTCCCTGATTAAAGAGTTTGAAGGCTGTAGCCTGACAGCTTATCCGGACCCGGGAACGAGGGGAGATCCCTGGACGATTGGTTATGGCTGGACCCACTCTGTTGACGGTAAGCCAGTTAAGCCCGGAATGATGATTGATCAGGCTACTGCCGATCGCTTGCTTAAAACTGGTTTAGTCGGTTACGAAAGTGATGTGTCCAGACTGGTTAAGGTCAGGCTGACGCAGGGCCAGTTCGATGCGCTGGTATCGTTCGCGTACAACCTTGGTGCCCGGACATTATCCACATCAACTCTGCTGCGGAAGCTAAACGCTGGTGATTACGCTGGCGCCGCTGGTGAGTTCCTGCGCTGGAATAAGGCTGGTGGCAAAGTCCTGAACGGGCTTACGCGTCGGCGTGAGGCGGAGCGTGCTCTGTTCCTGTCATGATGTTCAACTGGAAAACGATGTTTGTTGGCCTGTTGCTCGTCTCGCTAATTGTTGCCGGTCGGCTGGCAAATCACTACCGCAATAACGCTATCACTTACAAGGACCAGCGCGACACCGCCACTCACAATCTGAAACTGGCGAACGCGACAATTACCGACATGCAGACACGCCAGCGTGACAATGCTGCCCTCGATGCGAAATACACGAAGGAGTTAGCTGATGCGAAAGCTGAAAATGATGCTCTTCGGCGCAAGCTTGATAATGGTGGCCGGGTGCGCGTCAAAGGACGCTGTACAGTGCCCGCCAGTACCACATCCGCCAGCCCCAGCCGCGTGGGCGATGCTGCCACAGTCGAACTCTCTCCGGGTGCTGGACAAAACGTTCTCGATATCCGCGCCGGAATCATCAGCGACCAGGAAAAACTGAAGTATTTGCAGGAATACATTCGGGCACAGTGCAGATAAAAAAATCCCCGCAGGAGGGAAAAGGAGCTTACCTGCGGGGGAGTTTCAGAAATGCATAAAAATGACAATGTCTCTGGGTTTGCGTACTACTGCATCGCATTCTTATCGTACTGGCGGGAGCTGGTTTCCGTACATACCAAAAACGTAACCAGACGCTAAAAACTGGTACACCTCATGAAAATAACCCAGTGGCTGAAAAGCCTCATCCATACGGAGCAAAGAGAAATGCCGGATATGAAAGATATCGTCACCGACGACATGGTGAAAAACGCCCTGCGTTCAGACACGGTAACCACCGCGGTGAAAACGCAGATTAAATCCACACTGGATCAGCAGATTGACGCCGCTGTCGATACCGCGTTGACCGATATCCTCGGTAGTGATGCTGATAATACGGTTACGCACCAGGTGTAATCGGCATTACAGCAGCCCTTCAGTGAGGGGCTGCGATAATGACAAACAGGCAGGTGATCAGATATGGCAAAACCGGACTGGGAGGCCATCGAGACGGCATACCGGGCCGGAATTATGAGCCTTCGTGAAATCGGTACTCTGTATGGTGTAACAGAAGGGGCGATAAGGAAGAAAGCTAAGAAGCTGGAGTGGGTACGCAAAAATGGTACGCAGGTACGCAAAAATGGTACGCAAAAAAACACGGTGCGTACCACGAGGAAGCCTGCCAGCTCCGGCGCAGTGCATAAGCATTCGCAGCCAGAAGCCGAACCTCCCGCAGATACGAAACCCGAAACGGTACGCAAAAAGGTTGTCACTAATCATCCCCCTTTTCAGCCCGGTAATCAGCATGCGCTGAAACATGGCGGTTACGCCCGGCGCCTTCTCCTGAAAGATGAAGTCGTTGAGGATGCCAGAGCGCTGACGCTTGAAGATGAGCTCTTCCGGTTGCGGGCGAATAACCTGATGGCTGCCGAGAACATTGGTCGCTGGCTCACCCTGCTGGAGGATGCGGAGGAAGAGCAGCAGCGCAAAATTCTGATGGATAACATTAGCGCTGCCGAAAAGGCGATGATGCGTAATACCGTGCGCATTGAATCCATCGTGGGTACGCTGGCCACCGTTGGCAAAATATACGCTGACACTGATTATCGTGTGGCGGCTACTGATAAGGTATCTCTCGAAGCTGACAGGCTGCGACGTGATGCCGGTATTGATGATGGTAACGGAGAACGTGACCTGAATGACTTCTACGCTGACATCCAGACCGACGCTTAATCCGGCACTGAGAAACTTCTGGACCACGCAGGCGCGAAATAAGGTGCTCTATGGCGGGCGGTCCTCTTCTAAATCATGGGACGCCGCCGGGTTTGCAATATTCCTGGCAAATAAATACAGCCTGCGGTTCTGCTGCGCTCGCCAGATCCAGAACAAAATTGAAGAGTCAGTTTACACACTACTCAAAATTCAGATTGACCGTTTTGGTTTACGGCATCGCTTCCGCATTCTGAACAACAAAATCATCAACCGGGTAACCGGTTCTGAATTTGTGTTCTATGGACTCTGGCGAAATATCGAAGAGATAAAGTCACTGGAAGGCATCAGCGTTCTGTGGCTGGAAGAGGCGCACGCGCTGACGGAATATCAATGGAAAATACTGGAGCCGACAATCCGTAAAGAGGGTTCAGAGTGCTGGTTTATCTTTAACCCTGGACTGGTAACTGATTTCGTGTGGCGTAACTTTGTGGTCGATCCGCCAGAAGATACGCTGATTCGCAAAATCAACTACGACGAGAACCCATTCCTTTCAGACACCATGCTGAAGGTTATTGATGCGGCTAGGCGTCGTGACCCGGAAGGGTTTGTGCATGTTTATGAGGGCGTACCAGAGTCTGATGATGATGCGGCAATTATTAAGCTTTCGTGGATTGAAGCGGCTGTTGACGCGCATAAGGTTCTGGGCTTTGAGCCTGAAGGACGTAAGCGCATCGGTTTCGATGTCGCCGACAGTGGCGCGGATAAGTGTGCCAACGTCTATCGACATGGTTCAGTGGTGTACTGGGCTGACGAGTGGAAAGCGAAAGAAGACGAGTTGCTAAAAAGTTGTCTGCGCACCTATCAGGCGGCAATAGAGCGCGGTGCTGATATCGTTTACGACTCGATCGGTGTTGGTGCGTCGGCGGGCGCAAAGTTCTCGGAAATTAACGATGACCGGAGGAGCGAGAATCTTGATGCGGCCCGGCTCAGCTACCAGCGTTTTAATGCCGGTGCTGGCGTTAACGATCCTGATGACGAATACAACGGCATTCCCAATAAAGACTTTTTCGCCAACCTTAAAGCGCAGGCATGGTGGCTGGTGGCCGACCGTTTCCGTAATACCTTCAATGCGGTAAAGGCTGCGAAAGAGGGCGTGAAGGGTGAACGGTTCCGGGTCGATGAGTTAATCAGCATTGATTCCTCATGCCCATTGCTGGAGAAGCTCAAACTGGAGTTGACCACGCCGCACCGCGACTTTGACCGCAACGGTCGCGTGATGGTGGAAAGCAAAAAGGATCTGGCGAAACGAGATATCCCGTCACCGAACGTCGCCGATGCGTTCATTATGGCCTTTGCGCCTACGGACTCTGCACTGGATAACTGGGCGGCGCTGGGCTGCAAGTAAATAACAGACGTCGAATACTCTATTTCCCCCGTGAGGATATATGTCCCGAAAGAAACGCCAGAACGGCGCACAACAGCCCGTTAGGACAGCTGACGGGTACAATAATTTCACGGCCAAACTTGGCAGCGATACCAGAAACATCCAGACGGGCGGAATGTACATGCCCGGCTACATCAGCCGAAACAGGGTGATGCTGGAGTTTGCGTATCGTTCATCGTTCCTCGTGGGCGCCGGTGTGGATGCTATGGCCGATGATATGACCCGCAAGGGCATTAACATCAGTTCTAAACTCAGGCCCGGACAAAAGGGCGCGATTGAGACGTTCTGGGACGAGATCGCTATCTGGGACGGGCTTAACGATAACCTCAAATGGTCACGGTTGTACGGTGGTTCTTTGCTGGTAGTTCTGATTGAAGGTCAGGACATGTCAACTCCCTTAAAACTGGATCGTATCAAAGAGGGGCAGTTTAAAGGGGTGATAGCCCTTGACCGATGGATGGTTAACCCCAGTTATTACGATCTCGTCACTGATTACGGCCCGAATTTCGGTAAGCCAAAATTTTATAAAGTCATAACTAATCAGCAGGGAATCCCGCCCTGGAAAATCCACCACTCGCGCCTGATTCGTATGGATGGCGATACGTTGCCCTTCCAGCAGGCGCAGACCGAAAACGGCTGGGGAATGTCTGTGGTGGAGCGAATTTTCGAGCGTATTGAGGCTTTTGATACCGCGACGGCGGGCACCACACAATTGATTCACAAAGCACACCTGAGGACATACAGCATTGAAGGGCTCCGTCAGATACTCGCCACCGGAGGCGATCTGGAAAAAGGTCTGATGCGCCACATGGACATGATTCGCGAATTCCAGACCATCGAAGGCATGACCATAATGGATGCGAAAGATACTTTCGCCACACACAGCTACTCATTCGCCGGTATAGCCGATGTTCTGCTGCGATTCGCTGAACAGGTATCTGGCGCCACAGGTATTCCCCTGGTTCGTTTATTCGGGCAGTCCCCGGCGGGTTTCAACACTGGCGACGGCGATCTGGAAAACTACTACAGCCGGGTCAACTCGCTGCAGGAGCGACGCTTACGCCGCCATATTCGCTGGCTGCTTGATATTTCTTGGCGTTCTCTGTTCGGCGAGCCACTGCCTGATGACTTCACATTCGAGTTTAACAAACTCTGGGAGATGTCAGACGTCGACCGTGCCGCGATGGCAAACAACGTAGTAACCGCACTTGGTACCGCCGTTCGCGACCTCGGGATGTCTCCGGCAGCAGCGCTTAACGACCTCAGGAACATTTCTGATGTGATTGGCATCGGTGGTTCTGTCACTGACAAGGATATAGAAGATGCAAAGACCCAGTGGCAGGAGGATGAACCTGAAACCATCCCTCCGCCGTCGTTCGGAGATCCAGTATCGAAAAAGCCTGTTGGCGATAGCAAACCAGATAGGGCAGATCGTCGATGGTACCTACGATGGTTCACAGGCCAGCGCTGACAGCATTTCGAAAACGCTGGTGGACTATTCCGAGGTAATCAGCGACTGGGCAGAGCAGGTCGGGCGAAGGATGTTTGCCCAGGTCGAGCAGGAGGAATGGAATCAGTGGAAATCGGTATCAGAGGAAATCGGCGCTGGCCTGCGCGATGTGGTGGGTAATACCCCCGTCGGGCAGGTGGCGCAGGATATCGTGTACCGCCAGATTCAGCTGATGAAGTCCCTGCCGCTGGAAGCAGCCGATCGCGTGATGGACATACAACAGCGCGCAATGCAGGCGGTTATTACTGGTGAACGTCCGGACGAGCTCTACGAGATGATCATGGCCTCCGGTGACGTGGCCGCCAGCAGGGCGCAGTTGATTGCCCGTACAGAGATTGGCCGAGCAACTGGCGCGCTGACTCAGGCCAGAGCCCTTTCGGTTGGCTCAGAGGGATACTGGTGGCGTATCGAAGGGTCCGGAACGCGCGATTCTCACCGCAGGATGAAAGATAAATTTGTGCGCTGGGATAACCCGCCTACGCTGGACGGTATGACCGGACACGCCGGATGTTTGCCGAACTGCAAATGCTGGCCTGAGGTTCAGATCCCACCCCCAAGGAAATAGCAGGTCGCCACTGAGCGGCTTTTTTATTGCCCGCAATTTAGCAGGTAACTCATGAAATATTTCTTCACTACCCGCCTGGGCGAGACTCGCTACCTGCAGGCGGATGGCTCTCTACTGTGTAAAGATGTTCCGATCGCACGAACGGGAACGCAGGTCTACTTACCCGAAGAAATCGACCTCGAGCCTGACGCCAGCGGCACAGTGACGGTCTGGCGAACGGAGGATGAAGTGTTTTCCCCGGAGACGATGGCGAGCTTTGAGGGCGTCGCCGTCACGCTGGGGCATCCGGAGGACGAAGAAGGCAATATCGTTTTCGTCAATCCTTCCAACTTCGCAGAGCTGGCCCACGGACATATTCAGAACGTCCGGCGCGGTGCTGGTGATAAATCGGATCTGCTCATTGCTGACGTGCTGATTAAGCGGCAGGAGGCAATCGACGCAGTGAATTCAGGTCTGACCGATGTCAGTTGTGGCTACGACGCTAAGTACAGGCAACTGGCACCAGGTAAGGGCAAGCAATACCAAATCACAGGTAACCACCTCGCTGTCGGCATTGATCGTGGGCGGGCTGGTGGCCGCTGTGCAATCGGGGATTCCATCCCATCATCCAAAGGAAAAAACATGAAACCTACGTTATTACAGAGGCTGGTAGCGGCTATCCGCACGCGAGATGACGATGCGCTGGCCCGCCTGGCTGATGAGGCCGCCGCAGCAGATTTACCCTCTGATGCGATGGGATCTATCCCCGGGCCAACAATCAATATCAATGTTCCGTCACAGGCTACGGCTCTTCCGACTGAGAACCGGACCACAACGGACGAAACGCCGGAAGACGAGAAGAACAAAGACAAAACAAACGATGAAGGCGTGCCGGAATGGGCTGTGGCTATTCTGGCTCGTCTGGACGCACTGGAAGGTAAAACGGCGGATGATGCTCCGGATGATGTCACCACAGCCGATGAAGATGCGGAGGAAGACAGCAAAGTGACGGGGGATGCAGCATTTAAGCGCAACCTGATCGCAGATGCGGAAATCATCTGTCCGGGCTTTCAGCCAGCTGGTGATAAAGGTCTGAAGCGCCAGGTTCTGAACCATGCGCTGCGTACTGGCGACAGCCTGAAAGCGTTCGGTGTAAGTGATTTTTCCAAAGCACCAAAATCTACGGTGGATGCCGTATTTAAGGCTGCTGTCGAAATTAATAAAGCCAAAAACCATCTTCTTCCGCTGAATAACGGTGTCCGTACCACCGACGGCAGCACCAGCACCAAACACATGTCTCCGGCTGAACTGAACAAGATCAATGCCGACTTCTGGAAAAATCGTAAATAAGGTAATTCAACATGGCTGGAAATGCATATTTAACCCGCATGCCCCTTGGGTTTGTCGGTGCCGTAACGCGTCCACGTGATCTGACCATTGAGCCGGTAATGCTGGATCATAACAAATTGTTTTCAACCTACGGCCTGCCTGGTAAGTACGTTGATAATCAGTTCGTTCCACTGGTGGATGGCGACACTATCGACAAGGTAAAGGGCATTTTCGTCCGTCCTTTCCCGATCACTTCAGCGCCTGATCTGGCCTGGCTCGGTGTCACTGCGAATCAGGTCGGTGACAACCTCAAACGCGGTTACATCTGCGTTAAAGCGACAGCAGGTAACGCGACGGCTGCAAAGAAAGGCGACCCGGTTTACGTTCGCGTGGCGGGTGGTACCAGTCAAAGTCCGGTTGGCTCTTTCGTGTTGTCTCCTGACACCACCGCATCAAATACCCCTCAGTTAACAAATGCTGAGGTAATGGGGCCGGGTGAAGCTGACGGTCGTATCGAAATCGCCTATAACATCTGAGGGACTGATTAATGTTTACAATTGACAGAGCGACTATCGACTCCACTGGCGCGTTTCTCGTCGGAGAACTGGAGCGTATGGACCAGTCGCTGAATATGCCGCTGGTGTCCGTTAAGTGGACCCGAGACATGCCATTGCGCAGCGATATCTCTATCGCGGATGAAGTGTCGTCCTTCACCAACACCGATTTTTCCAGTGTCGGCGGCCCAAATCCGACTGGTAAAAACTGGATGGGCAAGAAAGGTACTGCCACTCCGGGGCCTGAGCTGGATATTGTTCCTACCCGTAATAACCTGACTCCGTGGGCAACGGAAGTCTCCTGGACGGTTCTTGAGCTGGCATCTGCTCAACAGCTGGGACGCCCGATTGACACCCAGAAGTATGAAGCCATGAAGTTGAAGTGGAACATGGATACCGATGAGCAGGTTTATATCGGTGATGCAGTTATGGGCGTGGCTGGCCTGCTAAATTTGCCGGATATCACACCACTGGCCGCCGCCGCCGCATGGACAGCCACAACCGATCCGGACGTCATCCTGCAGGATATTAACCTGTTGCTGACCGACGTCTGGATGCGTTCTGGTTATGCAGTCTGCCCCGCTAAAATCGGCCTTGCTCCGGAGCTGTTCGGCCTGTTGACCACTAAAAAGGTTTCCTCGGCGGGTAACATTTCCGTACTTGAGTACGTGAAAATTAACTGCATCGCGTATCAGGAAAACGGCGAGCCGCTGGAAATTGTCTCCATCAAGTGGGCGTCTAAACGTGGGGCTGGTGGCGCCCACCGTATTGTGGCCTACACCCAGGACGAAAAATACATTCGCTTCCCGATGGTTCCGTTGCTGAATACCCCGCTGGAATATCGTGGTATGCAGCAGTTGACTGTCTACTACGGGAAACTGGGGCAGGTTGAAGCGCCGTATTCCAATACGATCTCTTACCTGGACGTTCCGGCATCCTGATGACCACTGCAGGCGAGGGAAACCTCGCCTTTTTTGATGGAGTGACGATATGAAGTATCTCGTAAATACTGGCGTGACGTTGAGTTTTGCAGATGGTTCCAGGTATGAAATCACCAAAGGTATCCACAGTGGTGCTGATTTCCCGGATAACGTGAGGTCTCACTGGGCCTTCGATGCTTATGCGAAACAGATTGACGATGCGGAAGCGGATAAACTGGAAGCGGTTAATGCAGACCTGAAGGCATATGTTGTTTCTCTGGAAAGCGCTAACGCTGAATTACTGGCACAAATCGCCGAAAAGGATAAGGAAATTGCCGGGCTGAAGTCTGCTGTAACAAAGCCGGATGATAAATCTGTTGAAAGTGAAGACAAACAGGAGACTGGCAATGCCAAAAAACAGTCTTCTGCCAACAAGTGAACAGTTCCGCTCCGATTTCCCTGAGTTCGCCGATAAAACCCGATACCCTGACCCCTCAGTAAATTTCTATCTGGGGCAGGCAGACACAATCCTGAATCAGGACGTACAGGGCGATCAGTTCGTCTACCTGGCCGAACTATTCACCGCTCACTATACGGAGCTGCGCGGCCGTACGCTGGCCTCCGCTGTCGCAGGTGGTGTGAACAGCAACGGCGCGGCAGGTGTCGTGTCCTCTAAATCAGTGGATAAGGTTTCAGTGAGCTATGACGTGTCCGGGGTAATCAATCCGGATGCCGGTTTCTGGAACAGTACCGCCTACGGGCGCGAGTTCTACTGGTGGTGGTCCATGTTCGGCGCCGGGGGCAGGCAACTGCTATGAAAAAAAGCGGGTTAACGGTTCGCGCCGACAACGCCGTATCTGTTCTGGAGTCCCTCAGACAGTTATCCGGAATGGATGTACTGGTGGGAATACCTGAGGATAAGGCAGGGCGTGAGGATGGCTCACCGATTAATAACGCGGAACTGGGTTACCTCCACTCAACGGGCGCAACGGTGGAAATCGACGGTACGACAGTCACGCTTCCCCCGCGTCCTTTTCTGGAGATGGGGATCGAGGACTCAAAACCCCGAACAACTTCGCACCTCAAAGCAGCGGCAACCGCCGCGCTGGAGGGAAAGACTGAAGCCGCAATGCGTGAGCTGGAGAGCGCCGGGCAGATTGCCCGTGATGCTGCAAAAGCTGTTATCGGTGCTGGCGACCGACTGCACCCTCTTTCTGAGAAAACCCTCGAACGCAGACGGGCTGAGGGCATTCCCGGTGACAAGCCGCTGTATGCCCATGGTTACCTGCTGCGCTCAATTAACTACGTCGTGAGGAAAAAATAATGCCTCTTCTCGATGTGAGTGATGTTCTTCTCGATCCCGACTTCATGGACACCAGTCTGGTGTGTCACCGGCAGGTTCAGACGGTGGATGAGGATAATTTCACGAAAAACACAGCTCAGGATATTCCATTCTCTGGCGTGGTGACGGTTGATCGTTCGCTGGAAGCCCGACGAATGGAGGCAGGCCAGAACATCAGCGGCGCGATCCTCATCGTGACGCAGTTCAGATTAACCCAGGGCCAGCCCGGTACAGACATCTCCCCGCGACTTGATGCCGATATCGTGAGCTATAACGGACGCGACTATCGCGTGACGTTCGTCGACCCGTACACCCGTTACGGTGCCGGATTCGTTCAGGCACATTGTGAGCTGGTGGACTTTAACGGAGGGACGCCAGTTGAGTAATGACAGCACCGCGCGCGGCTATCTGACGCCTGTCGGGGATAGCCCCCAGTATGACGAGGCGCTGGAGCGAGAAATCAGTCGGTGGATTCGTGGTGTTTCTGGCCTGCCGGCCACGCTTGTTTTCCCCCGATGGACTGACCCGCAGCCGCAGATCCCCAACAACGGGGTGACGTGGTGCGGCTTCGGTATCACTACCGTTCCCCAGCCGTTGAGCCAGTCCGATGTTCAGGTGTCGGAAGAACAGTCCGAGCAATGGACATGGGAACAGGTCACCGTGATTTGCTGCTTCTATGGCCCTCTGGGGGCCAGCACTGCATCAACTTTCCGTGCGGGGATATTCGTCGAGCAAAACAACGCCGAACTGAACCGCTCGGGGCTTTCGCTGGTGGAGGCCGGGACTATCTATAACCTGCCAGAACTCATTAACAACCAGTGGGTGAGGCGTTATGACCTCACCATCACGCTGTCCCGCAAAAACATCCGTACCTACAACGTCCGGACGCTGAAAGATGCGCCCGTCTCATTTTTCGGAGACTAAATTATGCCGCAGGGATTACCTGTATCTAACGTCGTTAATGTCGACGTGATCATTGGGCCGCGTGCGGCTACTGGTCGAAATTTTGGTTCACTGCTCATTCTCGGAACTTCCACGGTAATTCCGGTGAAAGAGCGTCTTCGCCTCTACTCCTCAAAGGAGGACATCGGAGCTGATTTCGGCGTGGACAGTCCTGAATATGAAGCAGCAACAGTCTATTTCTCCCAGTCACCACGCCCTAAAGAAGTATATGTAGGTCGCTGGGCTAAGACACTGGCAACGGGTGAGGCGGGTGCTGCTGAAAAGCTGATGGATGCGGTTAACGCCGTAATGGGCTACACCAACTGGTATGGTCTCGGTATTGCAGACAAAGAGGATATTGCAGATGACGACTGGCTGAAGGTTGCTGCTGCCGTAGAAGCTTCGGGCGTCAGCCGCATTCTGGCAATTACCACCAGCGATCCCGCCACCATGGATGCCACTTCAACTACCGATCTGGCCTACAAGCTGAAGGCGGCAAAATACGGGCGCACGTTCGTACAGTATTCCTCCAGCAGCAAGTACGCTGCGCTGTCTGCATTTGGCCGCGCGTTTACGGTCAATTTCAACGGCAGCAACACCACCATTACTTTGAAATTCAAACAGGAGCCGGGGATCACTTACGAAACCCTGACGACTGATCAGGCGGCGGCGCTGGATGCCAAGAATTGCAACGTGTTTGTGTATTACCAGAACGATACGGCAATCCTGCAGCAGGGCGTCATGTCCAGCGGTGATTTCTTCGACGAACGCCACGGGCTCGACTGGCTGCAGAACTACGTTCAGACCAACCTGTATAACCTGCTGTACACCAGTACCACCAAAAATTCCGCAAACAGATGCGGGTGTTACGCGCCTGCTCTCCAATGTTGAGCAGTCTATGGATCAGTCTGTCACGAACGGGCTGGTGGCTGCCGGCGTCTGGAACGGTGGCCCAATCGGGCAACTGGATTCCGGCGATACGCTGACCAAAGGTTATTACGTCTACGCGCAACCCCTGTCCGAGCAGGCGCAGGCTGACCGCGAAGCCCGTAAGGCACCGGTTATTCAGGTAGCCTGCAAGCTGGCGGGTGCGGTGCATTTCGCTGACGTACAGATCAACGTCGTTCGCTAAGGGGAAAATGAATGGCTACTTATTCTTTTATGGATGTCACCGCGTCCATTTCTGGTCCGACTGGTGTAATTGATCTGGGTTACGGCTCCGCCAGCTCCGAGGAAGGGATCACCGTGGCTATGGCCGGCCCTAAAAACACCATGACCATCGGCGCTGATGGTGAAGTGATGCAAAGCCTTCACGCAGACAAGAGCGGCACTGTAACCGTCAACCTGCTGAAGACCTCGCCGACAAACAAAAAGCTGTCTCTGGCGTATAACGCGCAAAGCCAGTCTTCCGGTACCTGGGGGAACAATGTCATTGTGATCCGAAATAAGGTAAGCGGTGACATTATCACGGCGCGCAGCGTGGCGTTCCAGAAACAGCCGGATAACGCCAACGCGAAAGCCGGCAATACGATGCCCTGGGTATTTGACTGCGGCAAAATCGACCAGATCCTCGGAGAGTTTTAACAGATGGAATGTTCAGTCAAAGGCCACGATTACCGAGTGGCAAAACTCAGCGTTTTTGATCAGCTGAAAGTGACCCGCAAACTGCTGCCGATGCTGGCGGGCATGATGTCAGATTTCGGGAGCATTCGTTCCCTTCTGCCTGCAGATGGCAAAATCGATGGCGCAAAATTTGATGCGTTAAAGCCGGTATTTGAAACCCTGCTGCCGCGTATCGCCGATGAACTGTCTTCCCTGACCGAAGATGACACCAACGCGATTATTCATCCTTGCCTGGCTGTGGTGTCACGCAAACATATGGGTGGATGGACCCCGGTATTTAACAGCGGTCAGTTGGTGTTTGACGATATCGACCTGCTGACCATGCTCCAGCTGGTGGCGCGGGTGGTCGCCGATTCGCTGGGAAATTTTTTGCCCGTGAACCCTACCAGCGCGACGCCGGGGCAGTCTCAGGATTAATCCTTAACAGCCTGCCTGACGGGATGTCTTATCTCCTTGACCCGGTTGATGCCGGGTTAATCCCTTATTACGCGCTGAAGGATGGGTCTGTCGATCTGTGCGATATCGCGCTGATGAATGACCATCTGGCCGTTAAGGCTGACAACCAGCGCCGTATTGAGAAATGGAGAGAAGATAATGAACGCTGAGACTATTAAAGATTTTCTCGTCTCCCTTGGCTTTGGTATTGATGAAGCCGGATACGAGAAATTTGAATCTGTTCTTACTGGCGTCACCGCAAACGCCATAAAAACAGGGCTGGCGGTGGAAGGTGCGGCGCTGTCCGTTGTTGCTTTTACGGCGAAAATTGCCTCCGGTCTGGATAACCTTTACTGGGCGTCACAGCGTACCGGCGCAACGGTTCAGGGGATTCAGTCGATTGGCTACGCAGTTTCTCAGGTGGGCGGTAGTGTGGATGCGGCGCGGAGCTCGCTGGAAAGTCTCTCCCGCTTTGTGCGTAACAACCCCGGCGCGGAGGGATTTCTTAACCGCCTGAGCGTACAGACCCGTGATGCCAGCGGGAATATGCGCGATATGGCCGCCATTTTTACGGGTGTAGGTCAGAAGCTCAGCAGCATGCCGTATTACCGCGCTAACCAGTATGCGCAGATGCTGGGCATTGACGAAAATACCCTCATGGCGATGCGGCGGGGGCTCGGTCAGTTCAGCGCTCAGTATTCTGAAATGACAAAGGCGATTGGCTTTAATGCGGATCAGGCCGCTGTGTCGTCAAATCGGTTTATGACTTCACTGAAAGCATTCGGTGAAATGGCCGGAATGGCCCGAGACAAAATCGGTTCCAACCTTGCTGAAGGAATGGCTGGTTCGATTGATAATCTTCGCAAACGCATACTCGAAAATTTCCCCAAAATTGAAACCACTATCACAAAGATTGTGAAGGGGATTCTCTGGCTGGGGGATATCGTCGGTCGCGTGGCGTTTCGGATCGTTGAGGGCGTGGGAGATATTATCGACTGGTGGGGAAAACTGGATAAAGAAACGAAAACCCTGACAGAGGTTATCGGTGGTCTGGTTGTCGCCATGCGGATACTTAATTCTACTTTCTGGATGTCACCTGTAGGGCTGATTACTGGCCTGATCGTGGCGCTCGGTCTCTTGTGGGAAGACTACAAAACATGGAAAGAAGGCGGTAACAGTCTTATTGACTGGGAAAAATGGCAGCCAGCGATAGATAAAGCGAAGGATGCGATGGTCTGGCTCCGTGATCACCTGCTCGAACTTAAGGATAGCGTGGGCGGCTGGCAAAAATCACTGGAACTGCTGGCGACCTTTATCGCCGGTACGTGGATCAGTAAGGTCACGGGCGCATTTGCCAGACTGGCAGGAATACCGGTTCCGCCGTGGTTAAAAGGCTGGATGGCCTACGCGGCTTACCTGTATGACGATCGGGAGAATATCGTCGCCAGTGCGCAATCGTCTATCGACTACGCAAAGCAGAATATTGGCGATGGAATGCGTGCACTGGGGATTGATACCGATTTTGGCCGCAATCCGCACACCGTTAAAGGCGCTAACATTCAGCCGGATATTCCAGGCGCTGAGCCTGTGCAACATGCACAATCCGCGAAGCGCACTTTAGCCGACCGGAACAACAATCCCGGTAACATTCGCCCGGTGGGCGGTAACGGCTTCCGGTTCTTCGAGTCCGCCCTTCATGGCTGGGAGGCGATGAAAAACCAGCTTATGCGCTACTTTACAGGGAAAACAACCGGGCGGGCATTACAGACCATTCAGGATATTGTCAGTACCTGGGCGCCGGCTGGTGACAACAACGACCCGAAAAAGTATGCGCAGGATGTTGCAAAATGGATGGGCGTTTCACCGAACACTGTGTTGAACCTCGCCAACCCGGAAACTATGGCCGCGCTGATGCAGTCGATGGCGCGCAAAGAAGGGTATTCAAACTGGAACAGTCCGCTGGCATATCAGGCCGCTGGTGGCGGGCGTGCAACACCCCCAGACGGAAGCCTTAACCAGCAGACTGTTATAAATGTCCACGGCGTGAACAACCCTCAGGAAGCAGCTAATCTGATCGCTGACAAGCAGGGGGCTGTGAATGCCAGGGCGGTACAGCAATTGAAAGGACCTGCGTAATGGACTTTTTATCTGTTTTGCTGCAGCAGCGAACCCGCTCGATAGGAATAATTATCCCTGATGTGGTTATTACCGAAAAGCATACTGACGCTCTGGAAATTACGGAACATCCGGTTGAACAACCCACGAATGCTGGTGCCAGTGGTGAGGGCGCTGGTTACATATCAGAACATGCATTCAGGCGCCCTTCAGAAGTTGTGATGGAAACCGGATTTTCCGGAGGCGGATCGCTGCTTGATTTTGCTGATA